CAGCGTCCTTGAGAACAGCTTTGGAGTTCTCCAGACCTAGATTCCAGTAATCAGAGTCTGTATCGCCAATAGACTTGACATCAGCAAAGTTCTGACCTGAATTCATTACAACATCAAAGATATATAATCTCCAGTTGGCCGCATCTTCTTCTACAGAACGAACTCTTGCAGTACCAATAGTAGATCCACCATGATTGGTGGCGCTTCTTAAATTCATTTCTTGGAAAGTGTCGATGTTGGGAATACCCTTATTCCCCGTAACAGTTACGTAACTACCGTAGTTAGCAGCAACAACCTGGTTATTGGCTGTCGACGTTGTCCTGGGTTTAGGAACAGCAACAATTGTATCGCCTGTAGTTGAAGCTCTATACCCATCTACATATACTGTGCCTGGTCCAATGACAAAGTCTAAATTAGCGTTGTCAGAATCATTAGTCTCAAAAGTTAACTCAAAGGGTTTTACAACATAATCCCCTGACTCTTCTTTAGTACGAACCGCCAACACATCATTGATTTGATTGTAGCTATTGACTGCTGTCACCTGTGATGTGATTCTACCATCAGTAATCTTAGCTACTTCAAAATAGTTTTCATCAGTGTCAACCTCTGATCTTTCTGCAATTAGTAATCTCATCCTGTAGCGATCTGCGCCAGGAGATGATAGGTTTGGGGTAGCCCCCTGGTTATCGTAAAGAGCGCTGTTATCAGATGCAGTTACAATATCCTGGAGTACTTTAAACCCTATGCTTGTACTAGGTGTAGTAGAGTACTTGCTTATTAGTTTCTTCTGTTCAGAAGCATATACAAAATGCCCTTGGACAAAGAAATCGCCGGCATGGATAGCTGCCTGGCAACCTTGGCCAACCGCTGGGTTTGTTAGTGTGTTAGTTGACTGAACTGTGAGCGGGTAAGTTGTATTACCCTTGGCTCCTGTTAAGGACGATCCAGCAGTTGCACGAACTGGATCTGCACCAGGACTAGCTGATGAAGTATTTGTGTAGCGTATGTACAATGTGGCAGGATCACTGCCAGATGCTTCCACAACCTGTATTACTTCAAACGATATTGGAGGACTATCCGATGTAAATTCAACACCTTCCATATCTGATGGAATAGCTGGCAGCTGGTTAACATTTGTATTTAACTTAATAAACTCGTATTCATTATTTACAGTCACGCCACCAGGATTAACTGATGCACCCTCTTTGAAGAGGTGTCTGCCAACTCGGCCCAACTCTTTTTGAATAATTGTTTGCAGCTGTGTCATTTCACGCGCTTGCAACGCCCGTCCACTATTAAAGAGCACTCTATGATAGTTGTCACTATCTTTAAAGTCATCTCTATATGTAGATGAAAAGATTTCTGATGTATACTCTTTAACCATGCTTATATTCCATTAGAGTTGGATAATAATTTTAATATCTTCTGTTTGATCAGCTGATCTAGCAATTGCAGCTCTGTTATCTATAAACAGAACTTCACCTGAGCTATAATCAACATCACCCTTAATAAATGCGTTGTCATCAACATCAGCGGCCGAGTCCTCGAGGGTACCTCTACCACTACCATCTGTCTCGGTAACTAATTCTTTCTCTTGAAATGCTCTGAAGTTTGTGTCTGAATCTTGGATGTACCAAACCTCATCGGAATCATGACTAACAACATACGCGTATGCTTGAGATTTTTCACCGTATATGGTTTTATCAGCAGTAAACACGTCGGTGATGTTTGAGAATTTCATTCTCCGCAATGCATTACCAGTTGTACCTGCGTACAAACCATCCGAATCTGGGATCTTAATGTTCTTAATCAATGTCACCTGACGGAAGTCGTTACCAATAACCCAATCATTATTCTCATCACCATCTGGTTTGGCCGTAAACATCAATCCAGATGATCTTAGATCGTCTCGTGGATCAGCACCGAAGCCTAATTTTGGCCCAAAGATTGGACGAACTTTGGCGCCTGTACCATTACCACCTTCAATCTCAACATGACCCCGCGTGAAGTTTCTACCAAACGCTTTATTGCCATCTGAATCCAAAGCTTCCACTTTTGTGACTGCTCCGCCACTGATAATAGCAGCAGCACTCGCGCCGACACCATCACCAACAACCAATACAGTAGGAACTGTTGTATAACCCGAACCACCATTAATGACTTCGTATCCTACAACCTCACCGGCAACCGCATCATTCTGAATACCAACCTGCTCAACATGATCCGCTGGATCATCTGAGTCAAAAGCACCAAATAGTGTCACTGGCATATAGTTGGCGGACAAGAATTGAGAAGCTCTTAGTGCCCCAATTGAATAAAGGAATTTCCACACATATCCATCAGCCGTTTCGAAAGCTGTTGGAAGCGTACCTGTCGGCTTTACTGTGGATGTTACAGATTGCCCATTAGCTGTTCTTCCCTGCTGCAGACATACATATATCTGGTTCTCATCCGTCATAACATAATAGCTATTAGATGGATGGCCAGATACGTCATCATTGTATGCTGAGTAGATAGCTCCTAATGCCCACGAATAGCGAGGTACCACAAATGAGTGGGCCTCCACGTTTTTAACAGAGATCATATTATTCTTCGCATTGCGAATAGTTCTCTGCGTATCAGTGGGAGTAGGTGTGGTATCTGCATCATTCCAATCCATAGGCTGGCCAATCGCAACATAATAGTTGGTTGCCGAGTCTGCGATATCCTTTGTGAGATTTAATAGAATCTCTTTTTTGAATCTATCTGTAATAATTGCGGGCATGTGAAATCTCGATCTCTTATGTTGTTACGTATACTAGAGCATCAGCATCGCTCGAGCTAAATAATTTTGCTACCATGATATGCCACTCTGCACCAGACCAAATCGCCTGAGTGATACCTTCTTGTCGTAGTGTGAATGACGTTGCAGGGGCAAAGTTGGCTGGGGTAACTGTCACCTCGGCCGATCCTTTGTTAACCAGAACAACTGTATGGCCAGGACTAGCACCATCAGCTAATGTAGCTGAAATTGCGCCACCAGCATTAAAGATGGTCATGGGTCTATTTAGTGATACTGCCTGAGCATCTGCAGCGATAGTATCTGTTCTGTATCTCAATCCAGTCTGTATATGGACTAACCCATCATTCTGACCTGAAAGACCTAATCCAACATCTGTATCAGTTGCACTATAAGATGCCATCTGGGGAATGCCACCAGTCGCAGCATTGCTCAATTTAAGGTAGTTAACAGCACTAGCTGACGGATCAATCTCTACAACATGAGCGTTATTGACATCCTTAATAGACCCTGTCACAGAAGGATTGGACAAAACAGGTGTTGTCAGTGTTTTGTTTATCAGTGTCTGAGTGTGATCTTTAAATACAAGTTCATCATTACCAGTAAGCAATGGTAATGTGATAGTTCTATCTGCTGCTAACTCACTTACTGCTATAATATATTGGTGATCCGCACTAGTATCATTAATCTGAGGAGTTGTTAAAACAGGAGATGTAATGGTCTTATTAGTAAGAGTTTGAGTTGCAGAGTTAGTTATCAATGTACCTCCTGAATCAGGTAACTGAATAACAACCCTTTCACTGCCTTCTATCCAACCCAATATGCTGTTGTATGTCAGCCCACTAAACTTGACTCCACTATCTGCCAAGGATACCTTTTGAGTAATTTGTGCACTATCTCCACCCAACAGGGTATATAGCTCAATGAAGTTATCATTGATCTTACCCGCTGCAGTGCGAAGTGTATCACCTGAACCGTCGTTTGCGGTCGTGCCTTTGTTAATATTTTGTCTTGCCATTGCTAAGTCCGTCTGTAGAGTTAGTTTTATTTATAATGGTTTCTAAGCTGAATCTGAGTCATACCAAGGATAATTAACCTCGTCGAATGTATCATATCGCTTCCTGTCTTGGTCGAATCTACCAACGTTCGTGCTAGAATCAGCATCAAATGTAGGGGAACTGGCGTCAACCAGATCAATCATAGAATCGTAGTACTGATCGATCTCTTCAATTGTAAGATCCTGATAAGTCTCAACAGCTGAAGGTAGATCAATACGCAGCTTGCCGTATACACCTCTACCGTCAGAATCCACCTCACCTGTAAGGTCAAGTGTAGGAAGATATGTTGTAAGCGAAGCGGTTGATTGGATAGTTGGATTGACCGAAATCTTCTCATAGTCAGGCATGGCAGTTGCAATTGCATTATCAACCACACCTTCCAACAATACCTCACCTCCAACATACATGCCTGCTGGATGCACAAACAACTTGTATGCTTCTCTCCACTGACTAATAGGTAGCTCAGCTCTAATCAAAAGCGCAAAGACTTGATACAGCTTATCGTCTGTAATAAAACGTTGCGACTCTGGCCCAATTAATGACTGATCATCATTGAGCATAAACCGTTGATCTTTTGTA